ACCACTCTATTAACGAACAGGTCATTATTGTTTCTAGCGACAAAGATTTTCAGCAGTTGCAAATTTACCCGAATGTTCGTCAATGGAGTCCCATGACAAAGGGATTTGTTGTGTGCAAGAATCCAACCGAGTTCTTAGTGAACCATATTCTTGCAGGAGACTCAAGCGACGGCATTCCTAATGTCCTGTCTGATGACGATTGTTTCATTACTGATGGCAAGCGTCAGACTCCTCTGACCAGTAAGAAGTCTGCTGCTATTCAAGAGCAGATTCTTATTGTGGGTAATGTGTTTGATGGTACAGCAAATATGCCAGACAAAGTAAAAAGAAACTGGGATCGTAATCGCTGCATGGTGGACTTTAGATACATACCTGTGGAGTTGGAGAAATCTATTCTGCAAAAGTATGCAGACTCCACCCCAACACGCAAAGGAAATATCCTTTCATACTTGATGGAACATAAGATGAAAAACTTAGTTCAAGTTGTTTCGGAATTCTGATATGAGTAAACCGTGGAACAATTGGGAAGAATCGGGTTCTTTTGAACGCTTTCATAAGGATCGCGGTATAAAGAAAAAGCAAAAGCGCGGCGACCGTCATTCACAGAAGCAAAAGATGCGAGAAGCATCTTCTGACATTGAGCGTTACGAAGACGACTCGTTTGAGGATTATCAAGATGAGCGCACCAAACAACGGTAAAAAGATTGTTGCTACCGGAGGGTGGTCTAAGGGAACACCCAAACAGCGTTCACCTGCTTCTACTCCAATCCCTACTCCAGGACCGCAACATCCACCTTCTCTACTGAACAAGGTAAAGAGTGTGGTAGAAGCGTATGCTTCACGCGGAATCACTCAAGACAAGAGATGCGACGAAGAAACCAAAAGGGTTCGTTTGGTTTCCTGCCATGGAGACTCTGCTAGAGGTATTGAACCATGTCAGTTTAGGCGAGATAGTCAGGCAGAGCAAGGTAGATTCTATTGTGGTGAGTGTGGCTGCGGAGATAGAGCGGCAACTTGGCTGAATGCCAAGCAGCCAGAAGATTACACGAAACTTGACTTCCCGAAAGTTGTTTGTCCACTCAGTATGCCTGGATTCACAAACTACACTCCTAGCGCAGAAGAAACTGTCGAACGAAGAATGAAGTACGACTTTACCCGAAAGGAGCAGATCGAACGGCAAGTAGACCTGACGATCAAGAAAACCGATGCGACGAATTAATCGCCCAACAAGACTCAACAACTCACCACAGACATCTAGACCATCGCCGAATCAACCTGCAAACATACAGGCACGGCAAATAAACTCTGCACCACCCAATCCTGAAAAATCTAAAGGTTGTGGTTGCAAGAAACCAAGGTGAAAGTATACTTTGTGAACCCCTTACAGAATGGAGACATTATGACTGCTACTGCTACTGAAAACGAAACTGGTATGAAACTATCTCAAGAAACTCTCGCTGTTCTCAAGAACTTCGCCTCGCTGAACTCAAACATTCTCATCCGTCCAGGCAACACTATTGCCACCGTGACTCCTGTAAAGAATGTCATGGCTGAGGCAACCGTAGACGAAACTTTCGACATCGAGTTTGGCATTTGGGACTTGAATAAGTTTCTTGGTGTGATCTCGCTGTTCAAGGAACCGCTGCTGACTTTTGGAGAGAAGTCTGTGGTAATCTCTGATGCGGCTCGCAAGAATGCACCGAGTGTCAATTACTACTACTGCGAACCAAGTCTGCTGACTGCTCCCAAGAAGAGTATCACTATGCCCGATATTCTTGTGTCATTCAAGTTGACCGCAGACAATGTTGCTGAGATCATGCGAGCCAGTTCTGTGCTACAGGTTGGTGACATCTCTGTACGCGGAACGAAAGACAAGATTGAAGTTGTCGTGTTCGACAAGTCAGACAAGGGTTCCAACACTTACTCCATCGTTGTGGGAGAGAACAAGGCGAAGACCAAGTTTGATATTCACATGAAGGTTGACAATCTGAAACTCATGCCGGGCGATTACGATGTGCATATCAGCAAGAGCATTGTCGCCAAGTTCTCACATTGCAGCAAGGACTTGACTTACTTCGTTGCGCTTGAAGCAACTTCAAGCACTGCCTCTAAGGAGTAAACATGACTGCTACGGTAACCGAATACCTTTGGGTGGAGAAGTACCGCCCAAAGGTGATTGCGGACTGCATTCTTCCGTCTGCGATGAAGAAGACTTTCACCGACATGGTGGAGTCGGGCGAGGTGCAGAACTTACTGCTATCGGGTGGAGCAGGATGCGGGAAGACTACAGTTGCCCGTTCCTTGTGCAACGAACTGGATAGCGACTGCATCATCGTCAACTGCTCAGAAGATGGAAACATTGATACCCTCCGTACTCGCATCCGAAACTTTGCGAGTACGGTATCCATGTCAGGCAACAAGAAGGTTGTGATTCTTGACGAGTTTGATTACTCGAATGCCCAAAGCACACAGCCTGCTCTGCGTGGATTCATGGAAGAGTTCAGCGCGAACTGCCGGTTCATCCTGACTTGTAACTTCAAGAACAGGATCATCGAACCGCTTCAATCGCGGTGTACTTGCATCAACTTCCAAATCCCAACCAAAGAACGACCCACCCTCGCCAAGCAAATGCTTCAGCGAGTCAAAGGCATCTTGGATGCCGAAGGTGTCGCATACGATGACAAGGTGCTTGTCGAACTCATAATGAAGCACTTCCCCGATTTCCGCCGCATCTTGAATGAGTTGCAGCGGTATTCGGTGTCTGGCAAGATTGATGTGGGTATCCTGACTCAACTTGGTGAAATCAAGATCAAGGAACTCATCTCTGCCTTGAAAGACAAGGACTTCACATCGGTTCGCAAGTGGGTTGTAGAGAACTCTGATGCTGATTCAGCATCTCTGTTTCGCAAGATTTACGAGTCCATGTACGATTGCTTTACTCCGTCTAGCATTCCGAAGTTGGTTCTGATTCTGGCAGAGTACCAGTACAAGGCAGCATTTGTTGCCGATGCAGAGATCAACATGACTGCTTGCTTGACCGAGATTATGATGGAGTGCGAGTTCAAATGAGGAGAATTTCATACACGCTCGGGCCGTCTCGTGACATGGTAGATAGAGAATTACTTAGACAAGGTTGGTTTTCGTACAAGGGATATATCACCATGCAACATCCCAATATCACTGAATGCTTTAAGGAGTTGTTCAGACAAACTAAACCAGTCAGAGTTCTTGAAATTGGTACTTCTCATGCAGGACTGACGCTTCTGCTACGCGACACCCTAGATGAACTAGGAATGAACTCAACCAAAATCATTACTTGGGACATCCATAACATAGGCAAGACTAACGCTGAATCTCTTGGATATTCTACTGATGCGATTGAGTTCCGAGTAGAGAACATCTTTAACTATGGGGAAGCAACATTGATTCCCGAAAAGCATGATGGGGTTGCAAGTATTATCGCTTCCGAAGGAACTACGATAGTCCTGTGTGATGGTGCAAACAAGATGCATGAATTGACTGCTCTCTCCCCGCTCTTAAAATCAGGAGATGTTATCATGGGACATGACTATCATCCTGACAAAGAACTACTTAATTCAATGTCGAATGAAGAGAAGTTAGACAAGAATCTTTGGCTTTGGTGTGAAACATGGGATAGTGATTTGAAAGTTCCAGCCGATGTGATTCCTTATATGAAATCTGAGTTTACTCAGGTTGCATGGCTCTGCATGAGGAGAGCATAATGCGACCTATTGGTAAGTGGGTTGCTGTACGCACCGATCTTGGTAAAGAGAAGAAGACCGAGGGTGGAATCATCTACAAGGATGATAATACCAAGGGTCACTTTGTACTTGCTGAAGTGGTTGCGGTTGGATGTGGAATCACCGAGGATATTCGTGTGGGAGATATGGTGTATTGGGAACTAGCGACTAATCGTGGCAATCACTACGGTGATCTAGACTTGGTACATCAGGATCACATTGCTTTGGTGGTGCGAGATGCCGCTTAAACTCACAGACTACCTGAACGCCATCAATGTGAACAAGAACTCGTTGTGTGATGAAGAGCATGACGAGAAGGGATATGTTCCGTTCTTGGTGAACCGAGGACTGTCCTACTTCCCTGATACCATCTTGCAAGCAAACGCGATGAATCGTTATGGTTCCCTGCGTAAACGAATGCAGTTTGATTTTCTGCGGCATAGCATCCGCTCTAGGAAACGATTCAGTAAATGGTTCAAGGCAGAAGAAGCAGAAAATCTGGCATCTATCAAAGAGCGGTATGGTTGCTCTGATGCCAAGGCTAAAGACATCATGCGAGTACTGACACCCGAACAGATCACTAACATTGTGCGCTCTACCTATCGGGGCGGTGTCTAAGTTAGCCGGTTCCTACATATTTGTAAAGATGAGGCATACTCATTGGCATGGAGTGCATATGTATGGAACACCAACCCAAAATCACCGTTGAAGAATTAGTAGAGATCACACTGGCAAAGCCAGATGATTTCCTAAAGGTAAAGGAAACCCTGACCCGCATTGGGATTTCCTCCAAGACTGAAAAGAAACTGTATCAGTCTTGCCATATTCTACACAAGCGGGGCAAATACTATATCGTCCATTTCAAGGAACTGTTCGCGCTTGATGGTCTTCCGTCCACGCTGACCGAAGCAGATATCGCTCGACGCAATACCATTGTGACTTTGTTGAACGAATGGGGACTCGTCAAAGTAGTTGATCCCACAAAGACAGCAAATATCACCGCAGGCCTTGCTCAAATCAAGATCATTCCCCACAAGGAAAAGGGAGATTGGGAACTGGTTCCCAAGTATCATATCGGTAAGAAGTTCTAAGAGAGAGTGACATGAAAATTGACCTTCGTAATGTACAAACTAGATGGATCAATCTAGACCGAGCAACTTCAAATGCCAAACAAATGACTGAGCAAT